CTGTGATTTTAGTTTTAATACTTGGTTGGAAAAGACGCCGTATACTCTTTCTCGAAAGAATGTACTACGTCGCAAATTTTCTGTAATTGATCCATGTTATAATTCTAAATCAGCTTACAATCATCAATATAATAAAGTTAAATTATTTATGAAAGATGAAAGTTATCCAACTTATAAATACCCGAGAGGTATAAATTCAAGAAGTGATGAATTTAAATGTATAGTTGGTCCAATATTTAAATTGATAGAAGAACAAGTATTTAAATCTGAATGGTTTATAAAGAAAGTGCCTGTATCATTACGACCTTTAGATTTATTGAAAAACGTACATCAAGAAGGATCACGTTGTATTGGAACCGATTACACTAGTTTTGAAGCATTGTTTGTGCAGTTATTAATGGCTGTGTGTGAAATGGTACTTTATGATTATATGACTCAAAACTTGAACTCTGATTGGATTAAGATTGTAAGGAAAGTTATGTTGGGGACGAATATTTGTACATATAGAGATTTCATTATTTTTGTATTAGCTACAAGAATGAGTGGAGAAATGTGTACATCTTTAGGTAATGGATTTTCTAATCTAATGATTATTAAGTTTGTTGCTTATATATTGAATCTTCGTAGTTTGAAGGGTCGTGTTGAAGGTGACGATGGTGTTTTTACATTTTTTGGCGTGAAAGTTGATGCAACGATATTTGAAAAAATGGGTTTGTTGATTAAAATAGATGAGTATGATGATGTCTTACAAGGTTCGTTTTGTGGAATAAGATGTGATGTTGATGATTTAATTAATGTTACGTCCCCGATTGAAGCAATGTTAGAATTTGGTTGGACAACACGAGAATATGTTAATGCTTCTGAAAAGAAATTAATGGAATTGTTAAAAGCAAAAAGTTTATCATATGCATGGCAATATCCAGGATGTCCTATAATACAGGAAATGGCTCATTATGGATTGAGGATGACGAAATCATATAAATGGGATATTACTAATTATAATTTATGGGAAAAATCTGAATTTATGAGAGAGCATGACCATTTTGATGGTGGTGTTCCTTATTTACATGTTCCAAGTAATACTCGTCGTTTGGTAGAAAAATACTATGGTATAAGTGAAAACTTGCAAAAGAGAATAGAAAACTATTATCGTGGTAAGAATGATATTTCCCCTATTGACATTCCGGAACTTATAGATTTATTTCCTCCAGATACTGTTGATTATTATAATCGATATGTTGATATAAGAAGAGGTGATTATAATAAATTATTGGTTCCGCAAGATGTTAGGAAAAACTAATTTTCTCACGCTTAAAGATTATCTTGAAGTCAATAAAGATAATTTTAAATTATTGACAAAGAAAGAAAAACGCCTTAAATATTCTGAATATCTATTAAGACGAAACAATCAGAAATTTGATGATCGACAGATTATCAAATCTGAAATAAAACAATTGGAGAAGCCATATAAACAGCAACGTTTGCCTTTGAATCGCTCTCCAATAACTAGTAAAATTAATATATCTGAATGTACAGTTAATTACATTAAAGCTTCAATTGATCCGTTTGATACTACAATAAAGGATCCATGTATTCCAGATTCATTATGTGTCCCATCATATAAATTTGCTGTTACATTAATGGCGAATATGATAGTAGGAACCACTGGAATTGGATATGCTTTATTTAATCCCTATACGGCTGCTATTAATGATAATGCTGCTGATTCTACAGCTTCTGATTACCCATTGGTGGTTACAAATTCAACATATTCTTATGCTGATTTTAACTTTCAAGTAGCTGATTTGGGTACATTAGTTAATGGTGTAAATAGTAATTCATATTTTACTTCTACTAGTTATGCTAGTGCACAACAACGTGTTGTGGGTGCTGGAATTGAAGCATTTTATACTGGCAACGTTTTAAATCAAGCTGGTGTTGTTACTACATTGCAAAATGATGGTAATCGACAATTTCCATTTCCTTCTCCCATTCCATATATTCAATCTAACCCAAGGGCTAGAGTATGTGGAAATCAGAAAGATGCTCGATGTTATGTTTCATATTATCCTACGAATACTAATTTACTAAGCTATAGTGACTTTGCAGTCAGTAGACCTAGTGATTCTAGTACGTTATCTGGATATTCAATGGTTATTTTAGTCTCAGGTGCTGAACCGGGAACAACTTTTCAAATCGTAGGTAGAGTGTATTATGAAGCACAAATACCCGGGTTTCAAGTTTCCCCATCAGAATCAGATCCGATTGGTTATGCAGCGTTTCAAACTGCTAGGGCAGCGATGCCTTCTACTGATGATCCGACTGATGATTTAAAATCCCTGTTAACTGGTACTGCGAAAGCAATTGGTACATCTATTTCAGGGTTTGCTCCTGATGTTGGAGCTGCTTTAGGAACACTTGTTGGTCAGCCTGTTGTTGGCCGAATGTTAGGATCCGCG